ACAGATGCTCAAGGTCTTGCAGTTCCCTGAGCTTGGCATTGTCGCTCGCATTCCTCAGCCATTGCGGCGTGAAGTGTGCACGTGTCCTGTCCTCAAGATCGCTCATCATCTACCTGCCTCCTTCATTGGTCTTTCATCTTGTCGGTGATGGCTTTTGCGGTTCCCTCCCGCACCAGCTCCAGATACTTGTTGTCCGTCTTTGTCAGCGCACCCTCAGGTGGCTTGGTGAACTCATGCGCCTGCATGAACTCGACGAACTTCCGCATCCATTTACGGAATACTGTCTGTGCCGACGGATGCTGTCTCGCTATGTCGTACGCTTCGTTCGAAAGCTCGACCAGCGGCATCACATCCAACGGGCCGAACACGTAGTTCGGCAGTTTCTCATCTGGCATTGTTGCCTCCTTCGAGCCGGGAGCGGGAGTTGAACCCGCTTCTCTGCACTACGCAGTGTCCTACGCGCAGAACAAGGTGGCATTACTGCATGGACGATCCCGGCATTTTTCAGGGAACAGTACGTGCGTACCTGCCACGTTCGAGCTTCTCGATCGCACCTTTCTTGCAGAGCAAGTGGAGGATGTCGCCCATCCTCGATGGTGCCATATCAGGGAAGCAGTCGAGCAGTTCACTTACCGTTATTCCTGACCTGTTCTGTACAGCACGGATGGAAAGATATACCGCACGCTCCTGCTCGGTCAGTTCCGGGTACAGGATCTTGGGCATTGGAATACTCCTTGGAGATTCTGGATATAAACACGCAACGCGATCTGGCATCTGCGGGAATCGGACCCGCACTGGCAGGCATACTTACCCAATGCCGCGCTCAACCGTTGATGCCAAAGCTCCAGATACAGGGCAACGTACCTTGACAAGGCCACCGTGCCCTGCACCTGAAGGGAAAGAAGCTACCTAGATTCTACACCTGTTTCTTTCAGGTGTCAAGAAATTGGAATCAGCCCTCCAGCTCGAAGCTGTCACGGGTACTGACGGTCGTGAAGTTCTCGATCAGCACGTCAAGCTCCTGCTGTTTGGTCTTCGGAATGAACCGCTCCCTTGCCTGTGCCAGCACCTGAGCATACTTGACGCTCTTTGTCACCGTCTGCTTGTGGAACACACCGCTCTTCGATTCGTTCGGCTTGATCCCTTTCAGGAGTACGGCCTCATGCACGTCCCGCTCTTTCTCGAGAGAACCGAGTGCCGCTTTCATTTCCTTGATGCTTGCCTGAAGCAGTGTGTACTGCTCGTATGCGGCCTTGATCTGATCCTTGCTCATCCTTGTGCTCCTTCCGCCAAATCCTTCAGTGACTTAAGAAACCTGCCACCCATGGAACCCTCCTTAGCAGGGACGAATGATGCGCCGTCCGTGATCCTGCCCATGATCGCATCCTTGAGCGTGTCGGCCAGACTGTCCGGCATCCCTTTTGTTTGGCGTCCGAACTCGAAGCCTTCCTTGAAGCCGTCGGCTTTTACGAGCGGGTACTTCATGGCTGAGGTGTAACCCGCTATGAGGTAGAGCAACATCATGTCCGGTGTGATGAGATCTGCCTCATACGCTTCGAAGAAGTCGGTCAGCGTGTTGAACACGCAGGTGCCGTCGTTGCCTTCCTCCTCCTTCGACTTCTTGACGACGGCATCCCGCCTCTTGACGACAAGCTTGTGCGCCTCGACGATGAACTCGGGATCGATACCAAGGGCATCGGGCAACGTGTCGCCCTTCTGTATGCGATCCTTGTCATAGACCAGTGTGAGGTTGAGTATGCTCATTTCTTTCCACCTTCCGCCTGATGCTTGTTTCCTGCGAACTGCAGGCACATCTTGTGGGTTTCATTGATGACTGCCTCGACTGTCCAAGAACCGTCGTCATCCATGTAATGGCTGGTATCAAACCCGAAGATCCACCAGCCCACGTAATCCTCGAACCCGACCCAAGGGTTTGTCAGCTGGTTCATGCAACCGAACGTCAGCCCGCCATGTACCTCCATTTCCACGTCATCGTACGCCTTGCCCCAGTCAGGGTGGCTGACAGGCACGGCAACGTAGCCGTTGATGCTGAACGGGCCTTGTACCACAACGTACGGGTAGCCCTCGAATGTGCCCTGATCATAGATCGTCTGATCACGGCGCAGTTTCCCGAAATCTTTTGCCATCACATATCCTTTCTTTCGACCAGCTTGCGGTCGAGGCTAGACCAATAGTCCCAGTCGAACAACTGCGTCAACGGGACAGGATCACCAGTCAACGAGAACTGGATGACGCCGGCATAGCTTGTGCTTATTGCCGACGTTCCATTCAACGTACCATTGTCCTCGATCCACCAAAGCATCACAGGCACGCTCTCCGGAGGCCAACCCGTATGGTAGCCATTGCCGAGGGGCGAACGCGATAGCTGGCTTCTGACAAACAAGAGCCACAGAAGCAGTACCAACAGCGTGATCAACATGATAACGATACGTGACCTCATTTGGGTTTTCTCCTGTCGCTTCCAAAGTATAGAAGCATGAGTATGAACGATAACCACAGGCTCACGATGGCGAGAACCGGATGGGGTGGGATCATCCCCCCGCCTCCTTGCCAATCGCAGACCGGGCTATGCATCTCATGGCATAGGCGTACCCGGCAAAGTTTGCTATCGGAGAGTCGATGTTGTCTTCATATATCTTCGCAACCCTCTCCAAAGCGTCGCGCATGGCGTTTGTTTTGTCCATAAGTTCGGCGTTGCAGTTGGCGCACAAACTAAAAAACTCGGTGCCACCACATTTGTCGCATTTTACTTCAATCATTCCACTGCCTCCTTGCCCGTGATGGCGGCGAACTTTATGCGCTTGCCACACTTTGGGCAGTAGGTATATCCGCTTTCCTTTGGGTCCCCCGGCTCAAAATACCATTCGCCGCCGCATGAAGTCGTCCATAACGTATCGTCAAGGTCTTCGATCTCTCTCCAGTTGCACTCGCCCGCGCACTCCCTCCGTATCTCGTCGGCGAAAGCTTTCAATTCGTCCTCAGTCATCACTTTCATTCCCCTGCCTCCTTATCAGTTGATAACGTACCAAAAAAGAAAGACAACGCCATGATCGTTACGATGAAGCACAGTACAAAGACTGCTATCATTTCTCAGCTCGCTTGCTCTTTCTGCTGTGCCAGCATCTGCAGGTCACGCTTGAGGTTCTCGTAGACACTGACAGGGACAGGAGCAGGGTTGCCCTCGACAGGAAGGAACTGACCCAGCTCAGGCATGATCTCAAGCAGTTGCTTACTGGTGTTGCATGAGTTGAGCACGTCCATCAGCCGCTCCTTGAGAGCCTTGCGCTTGTCCTTGTTCTGCTCATCGAGCTTTGATTCTTCCTTGAAGCGGAGGCAGATGTTGGGGTAATCCTCCATACTGAGGTCAAAGAAACCGCAGATGGCAGGCAGGGGCTGGCTCAGGATGACGTGTTTGCCACCCTCCCACCAGTTGAAGTAGCCGCTTGGTTCCTTGTTCCTGAATGCGATCCTAACATCCCTGTTGGTGTTGAAGGACTCACGCAGTTCAGGATGCTCGTCCCAGAACTTGAGCAGTGCCGGATCGATCATGTCTCGCCTGATGACATCCCTGCACAGGTCGTCAGCGAGCGCCTTGTAGGTATCGTCCGAGTGGGTGCGGGGAATATAGAAGTCAACAGCCTTGGTCGCGATGTCGGCGCGGATGCCTTTGTAGAGTTTCATGTGGTTTTCTTTCTGCCCCGTATGGCCGGGGCAACGCCGGTTGTTGGTTAGACTGCGACTCCGCAGACTTTCTCGATGGCTTTCAGGAACGTGTCTTGGATGCCGTTGCCCTCATTCAGGTTGATGAAGTGGTTCTCCTTCCACATCACCGTCTGCCTGACAGGTTCGAGGTGCGAGTCGAAGGCGGCAATCGCCTGCTGTAGGCACCATGCCGTTCCCCTGAACTTCGAGAGGTCGTCGGCTTTAAGTGCGGTTGCGAACTGCTGGAGTATCGCTTCGCGGTTTGCGATCTTCCTCGGTGTCTGCTCCTCGGGTTTCAGTTCAGGCCAGACCTGATTGATAATGTCGAGAACCTGAGGCTTGCTTACACGGGTCTGCTCGAGTGTCTCCGCAGTCATCGCCAGCCTGTCCATGTAGTCGGAGCTGATCTTCAGCGTCTGCGCCACGTTCTTCTGCTTGTCTTCCATGTCGCCGGTGTGGCGGACGGAGAACTTGCGACTGGCACCCTTCATCGCGGCGTTCCACGTGTTCCAGCAGACTACACGGACAGCGGTTAGGCACTCGTCCATCGTGCCGGTGCCGTCATGCCAGTTTGAGAACATGAAGTACGGCCTGATCTCGTCACCGAGTATCTGCTGTGCAGGCATATGGGCTAGGATGAAGACGAGCTTGCCGTTCTTGAGCGAGCCAGCCGACTCGAAGGTGATGCCCTCGCCGAGTAGCTGGTCGATCCACTTGAATGCCTCATGGTTCTGGACGATGGAGTAGCGGTCGCTGACGATGCCGAGTGGCATATCATCCGTTGCCCTGACGGTTGCGTACTGACCGGGGAAGTCGGCGACTTCCTCGCCGCACTCGTACAGGATCTGCCGCTTCTCGACGAGCCAGTCAAGGCCGGCGGTGAGGATGGTGTCGGCACTGGTGAGTGCCTCCTTGCTGATGTTGCCGAGGCCATGCCACGCGGGTTCCTTGTTCAGGTAAAGGCTCTCTACTTCTGCGCTCATGTGTTGCTCCTTGCAATGTGATGCGGGGGCATACGCCCCCGCTTTCAAGCTACTCTTTCGCCTTTATGCTTTCCTCGACAACCCGCTTCATGACACGCATGAGCAGGTCGAGCAGGTCGGCTTTCTGGATGACAGCATCGACCATCGCAGGCCGAGTAACAAGCCAGTCAACTACGTAGTCGGGGTCGAGTGCGTTCAGCTCGGTGTCGATGTCGAACAGATCCCTGATTTTCTCAGGTGACAGCTCGTTCTTGATTGCGTCGAGTGTACCATCGACGGTGCGTTCAATGCAGGCATTGATGACTGTCGGTATGCCAACGCGCTTGACGACATCTTCGATGTCGGAGTTGCCATACTCAGAGGGTAGTGCTTGTTTGAACTCATCCTCGTCGAGGTAGATGAGGTTCTCGACCAGTCTGTCCATGCCCCACTCGTTCTTGATGGATTCGAGCGCTTCCTCGCAGTCGATCTCAATGTCTACCTCAGCGTTGTACATGAATGTTCCCATGTCAGTACTTCCTTTCATCGAGATTGTCCAGTGCTGTCTGCCATATGGCATTGAGCAAATCATAGTACCGGTAGGTGGGTGTCTTGTCATTGCTCAGCACCCGTGACCTGCCGCATACATCCGAACCGAAGAAGTCGGTCATATCAATAGCGTGCCTGTTCTCACCAAGCGCCTCGATCTTGGTTATGTCGAGGTCTGAACCATCGGGTGGATCACCATGCTTGGTGCCGGGTGTGTAGGTGCCGGTCACCAGCAGGTGCAAGCCCTTGAATGTAAACTCAACGCTTGCCATGCGCGCTCCTGTAACCGTTCCCATGCAGGGTGAAGGCGACGGTTTCGCCTGCTTCCAGACACCAGCACTTGCGGCAAGTCTCACACTCGCCCGGGCAGTGGAAGGCATCTTTCGGCGGCAACTGGTGACGATCAAGCACCATCGCTTGCGCTTGGTCTTGATGGTTAAGCTCCTCACCTATCCAGTGGGAGCGGATGATGGTCAGGTTCTTTATGTTCGAGCGATAACCCTTGCGGGTGAAGCAGAGAAAGTACACGTTGAAGTAAGTCTCTGCCACCCGTTCCATCATGGTGAAGTAGAGGGGATCGGGTATGTCACCGCCAACGTGCCACCTGAACCAGTTGGTCTTGCGCTTGCGGATGGCCTCGTTCAGCTTGCGCTCGAATATGTCAGGCCAGCCCTTCCAGAGCAGGTAGTTGTCGAGCCACGCAGTGTGTGTCTGCGGGTAGTTGTTGTAGCTCGACTTGGCATAACACTTGACTGCGCAGGGTGGGTCAGGCTCGCAGGTGATGATCGGCGGTAGCGAGATGTTCATGGTTCGGCCGATCTTCTTGTTGCCCCAGCTCACATGAAGCGGGGGCGGTACTGGTACAATCATGCTTCCTCCTCGAACGGATCGGACGGCCAGACGATGGATGCTACGATGATACGGCACTCACCGTGCAGGGAGTAACTCGCCCACTGATCGTCCTTTCCTTCCCCTTCAACCTCGATGATGAACTTCTCATCGGGAAAGGCTTTGGATAGTGTTGCCATATCCCGTTCATGCTCGTACCACTTCATGTCATACAGGTAGTTATTCTCAAACAGCTGTGTGAAGTAGAATGTCAAGTCAGGATCAGTTTGTGCTTTAGCCCACTCGATGATGGCTTGCGTTGTTTCTTCATCGTGTGCGCTGACAAGTCGGAAGTCTGAGCGATAGCCCATGTCATTGCTCCTTTTCCCACGGTGTCACCGTGTAGAACTTGTACCATGCACCGTCGATGACGTAGCCTACGTGGTAGGTTTTGCCATCGATGTGGTCTTCATACATCTTGCTTGCGTTCGATGCACCCAACCGTTCGATGAGTTCCTTGCGCGGGTGCTTGCCTGTGAGACGATGACTGTTGCCATACTGGTCAATGGCTAGGATGCGTGAGGTTGCCATATGCTCACCTGTCCAAGTACGTGCGGAGGATGGCAAGCAGGGGCTTCAGCCTCATGTCCTCGATGTAGAGCTGGCGGTTGGTTCCGCCGGTGTAGTCACCGAGATAGGCGATGGGGCGGATGATGAAGAAGTTCATACCGTCAAGGTTGCCGAACAGGTGGAAGCCTTTGGTATCGCCCATCACCTGCAGGTTGATGTCGCCTGAGCAGGCAGTACCACCTGAGTTGTACCATGTGTTGGCAGTACGCAGGTTGAGGCCATGTACGAGGGACTGGAAGTAGGATTTGCTGACGCGCTTCCAGTTGGCCTTCACCGCGAAGGCGCTCGGATCTGATGGGTCATAGCCTAGCTGAAGTGCGGCGATAAAGTCGGATTCAAGTGTGCGTTTGCGACTCATTGGTTGCTCCTCTCTTGCAATGGCCGGGCATACGCCCGGCTGATGGTCAAGGTTCCTGCTGGGGTTCGCTGTCATTAACAGCGGGTGGTTGGGTGGTAGCGGACGGCACAAGCCGCTCGATGTGCTGAGCTTGTACAGTCATGCGCTGGTCGAAACCATGGAGATAGCCGACAATACGTATCGGGTCGCCGGGTTTCAGTACCGGCAGGATGGCGTATCTCGCCATCGATGTGATGATTACCTCGCACTCATGAGGCTTGCCTACCCTCAGCCTGATGACATGATAGGTGTAGGTGTCATACTTGTGCACGGTGACAGGCTCAAGGATTGTGCCTTCAATCAGTACGCTGTTGAGATTCTGGTCAGCACTCATTGGATGCTCCTTTCACGAGTGAAGCAGGTACTTGCCCATGGATTCACTCCAATGGGCACCAAGTGTGATTGCATTGACGCCATCGATCTTGATGGTGCCGATGAAGTCCTTGTGCAAGTCGCTGTCTTGGGTGCCGTAATCGGGCACGATGGTGAGATCGACATCGTTGCGGGCGGTAGCCCAACGGAACGTGCTGTCGAGGTAGAGCAACAGCGCCTCGCGAGTGATGTTGTTGGGGTAGCGGAGGGTTATCATTCATCGCCCCCGTGTCTGGATGGCCGGCCATCGCCCGGCTGGATGCTGTCGATGGTAGTCTCGTCAAAGATGGCGAAGTCATACATGCCATGCTTGACGTGGACATCGATGCGCCCGGGCTGGCGCTTGAACTGGATGACGCTGGTGACCTTAGCCCGCATGGGTGATCCATCAGCATTCTTCAGCGACAGGTGATGGATGATGTCGCCTTTCTTCAGCGAGCGCGCTTGGTCGATGGTCATACCTGCCCCCTGACACGCGCCCAGTCATAGGTGCGCCGGTCGAGGACGGTGGCTGGCAGGATGCCAGCGATGACGAAGGCCAAGCGCCTGCGCTCGGCTTCGATGGTGGCTGGTTTCAGTCCCCAGTCAAACAGAAATTGCTCCAACGTGTACGTGTCACGCATGATGAGCCTCCGATGGTTTGGAATGTGATCGCACAAGCGATCAAGCAGGCGCACTGGCAGGTGCCAGTGCACTAGCCTGATGGCTCGGTCAGGCGGCCATGCTCAGCAGGACGAGGGTGCCATCGTGCATGGCGATGCCTCTCTCGCCACGCTGGTAGCGATTGAACTGGTCGCGCCAGAAATCGCGCTTGTCGGTGCCGGCATCGTAGCCATTGATGTACAGCAGGTGGATGAACTGGTCGAACGTGATCATGCGTGCCTCCGTTTCAGTTTGAGCGAGTCGTTCAGTGCTGAAAGCACTGCGAGCATGGATTCATAGCGGGTGATGTGTTCGTAGTAGCCAGCCTCATCACCTGATGCCCGCGCCATCAGCGCAAGGTGCTTGGTGTGGAAGGCTTGCTGAACCATGGCGTGAGCGCCTTCGGGCATAGTGCTCAGCATGATGCACCACGCAGTATGGCGGTGCGTTCGGCGACAACGCGGGTCATCAGGCGCGCTTTGGCAACGTACATATCGCTGATGTTGAGGTGAAGGCGATAGCCTGCGCGGTTGTGATGCGACCAAGCATCAAGTGCAAGGTCAAGTTCCTCAGCGGCACGTGCGTTGAGCTGTTCGATGGTCATTGGATTCTCCCTGTCACCATGCGTGGTGACTGCTTTGCAATGCGGTTGCTAGGCAACCAAGCAGGGGCACCATGCGCGGTGCCCTAGCTTTGTGGTCTAGCGCAGGTCGGACAGCTTGTGGACTGGGATACCGGCCTCAACGTAGGCGTTGAGGAAGTCGGCAACGGGAAGTGCGCGGTCATCGGGGAAGAACGCATCGGTGTGTTCAGCGCATATCAGGTTGCTCACGTTGAAGCACAGCTCGACGCTGACCAGATCATGCCTGATGACGGGCAGGTCGGGCGATTCACCGTCGAGGATGATGGCATCACCAGTGCGGGTGATGCCGATGTTGTGGCCGAACTTGCGATAGGCGATGATGGCATAGCCCGCGCCATTGATGCTGGCATAAAGCGGTGCCGTTGGGATGAAGTCCAGTTCGTCAACGCCCATGTTGCTGATTGTGGAATTGTCCATCGTGCGCTCCTGTGTGTGCATGTGCACACGTTTGCAATGTGCGTGCCTCTGTCAAAGACAGGTGCATGGGCTTGGAACCATGCTTGCCGCATTGCACGGTGTCCTACGGACACCGTGTCCTCTGCGTTAAGCGCTCTTCTTGCGGCGCACTATGCGCTTGGTTATAACGCTCGCCTTGCCTGATGCGGCGAACATCGTCTCGACCGTTTGGGTATCCTTCGGATACCCAGCACCGTATTTCGCCATCTTGCCAAGCGTGAAGGGCGATGAGAACCCGAACAAGCGCATCGCCTTGTCATACTCGCCAGTGCGCTTGGTCTCCAAGTAGCGCTCCCTAAGCCACTCCGTGGCTTCGGCGGACAGCTTGACGTACTGCTTGGCTTTTTCGGCTTTGCGTACTGCCTTCGGCAGTACGACAGCGATCGGCTTCGGCTCAACTGCCTTCGGCTTCGCCGAAGGCTTGCTCGCCTTGACCGTGGTCGATGTCGATGAGCTATCCTCAGCTCCGCTGAGGATGATGTCCAGCATCGCATCGGTCATGCCCATCGCCTGCAACGCCTTGATCTGCGCCATTGTGATACCCATAGTGTCCTCCGTCCCCCCTTCGGGGGGAGCATGCAATTCCCGGCCTCAACGTGCCGGGCGGCGACGGCGACGAACGCCGAGGCCGACAACTACCATGCAATCGCCGTGCCAAAGTGGGTTTTGCACAGGTTTTACCGGCTGTGGAAAAGTTGTGGAAAAAGTGGGGAAAGGGGTCGGGTGCGTGGGTGCGGGTGCGGGTACGTGCGGGATTTAAGTAATTATTCCAGTAAATATATACCAGTGCTATGCCTATTATATCAACAATAATATTCTGTTAGTTCCTTGTAGGATAAAGAGATAGAATTAATTTAATTAAAATCCCCTGATTCTCTCTTTTCTGGAACGTCTCTGCTCATTTTCTTTTCTCCAAACAATTCTTTTTCTCATAGTTTCTTATCTTATATAGAGTTAGTATATATATATATATAATATATATTGATAAAAGAGGTATATAATTAGCATATAATATCTTAAAAGAATTAAGTCTTAAGAGGATAATCCTACGCGCGCGTCACGTGCCTGCGCGGGGGACGATTGCCTGTGGACAACCTGTGGACAACCTGTGGAAAAGAAAAGTTATCCACAAGTTTTGCACAGGTTATTTTTCTGTCACAATCTCCATTCTGGGGTGTGCATTTTTGAAAAAAAGTGCATTTTTGCACACCGTAGCTAATTCATTGTGTAGTAAAGAATTACGCGCCGAAAAACGTGCAAGTAGACAGAATCATGTGCAAAATTGCACACCCCATTAAAAAATATTAATTAACATGATTAATTTATCATGCTATTTTTATATCACCAGACCCCCGTGGCACGTTTCGGACAGGGGGGTGCGCGGGCATAAGAACCCCCCGCATCCAACCCGAAATACCTGCAACCTTTGACACTTTTGGAAACACCGTTGACTTCAGCGCGCGCATGCTGTACAATCAATTAAAGGAGCCAACCATGCCCATCTACAGCGCAAAGAAACCCGACCAAACCATCACCTTCCCCGTCGTCTCCGCCTTCGAGGTCAAGCGCGAGTTCGAAACCATCTCGAACCTCCAGTCATTGGATGTGCGGCCCTTCTCCTTGGACCTCGGCCAGTCGGGCGACCTGACTACCATGGTCATCAAGTTTGAACATTCCGGCTCGCATTTCACCCTCTACGCAGGCAACGTCCTCGTAAAAACGCCTTCCGGCTACGAGACGTACCCTGACGTTGCGTCTTTCCTAGCCGTCTACGAGATCCTTTAGATGCCTTCCAGCCTGCCTCCTGCCCTGCTCAATCGCTTGCGGAAAGACGAGCAGGAGTCAAACAAGTACCTCGCAGTCTCTTCCGTCGAGGACAGCATCCAGCCGGTCAAGCAATCCGCCGAGCGCAAGCTTCTCTCCATCACGAACAAGGCAGTCGATACCCTAGAGGAAGTCCTCGACTTCGGCGCACCCAAGGAGCGTCTGGCGGCGGCAGAGGCGATCCTCGACCGCTCACCAGCAACCAAGCAGATGGTAGCAGGCTCTACCCAAGACCAGAGCATACCTGCCGAAGCCCTCGGCGTCCTCATGGAAGGCCTTGGAAAGATGTTTTCGATGGTCGTCGACCACCGGCATACCGAACTGAAACGGGCAGTACCCGTCATCCACCCGATAGGAGAAACCAATGAGCCATGACCGTCTCGAGGAAGAGGAAGAGGGGGAAGAGGAAATCACTCTGCTCCACATTTCAAACCTGCCCCCGCCACCTGAAGGAGAGACGTTCACGGCTCTCGGTTTCGAGAGACAGGAGGCAGTAAATGGCAGTAACATATGAGTCGAGGAAAACGACCCAGTCACGGGTAAAGATGGCCGCGCCCGACATGTCGGTGTTGCGTCAGCGCTCATTCGTAAGCGGGACCAACTACACGTGCGCTGTCTGCGGACAGGCCTGCACCTCGCTTGAACAGTTCCGTCTCCATGCGGCAGAAGCACATGAAGCACGGAACAAGGAACCCTTCTTGGGCAGGATCTAGGGAATGGGACAGGTGAAGGCGAAGGCCGTTTCCCCACTCCTTGCGGTCGACGTCCAGCCTGTCCCTTATTTCATCGGTCCCTTCGCCATCCGGCCCCATCTGCTGGCACCCGCCTACAACGTACCGTCCGACGCGGAGAAGGTCTTCCTGCAGATCGTCGGCGAGATGGAATCGCCGAACTTTAGCCCGAACAAGGAAGCCTTCAACCTTATACAGCAGACCGGCTACGTCAGCCTCTGGTTCTTCCTCGCCTGCGTCTGTTCGGCGTCCGGTCCCTACGACCGCCTTACCGATTCCCTTTCCATCGACATGTGCAACACCCGGCAGTCCGATGAATGGGAAGCACCCGGTGCCATGGCGGCGGCATTCATTCCCAGAAACATGTACAAGTCGACTGTCTTCGACCATGGCGGAAACACGTGGGACCTTTTGCGGAACCCTGACGAGCGGATCGTCATCGTCAATGGCATCGCCGAGAAGGCCGAAGAGTTCATGACGATCATTGCCAACAACTTCAGCCAGAACTCGCTGATGCGCTTCCTCTACCCAAACCATTGCAGGTTCAGTTCGAAGTCCGGCCAGCTCTCGATGAAGGGCCTCATCATGCCCAACCGGACCAAGAACTACGTGGAACCCTCTGTGAAGGCACTTGGTGTAAGCGGTGCGGCCGAGGGTGGTCACTACACCCGGATCTGCATGGACGACCTCGTTGGTCTTGACAGTTTGAATGCGTCAAGGGCCGGCAACATGAACATGGAACAGGCTAAGAAGTGGCTCGGAACGAACCTTGACGCTTTGAAGAGCGACCAATCGGCAAGGGTCGGCGTTGTTGCCACCAGATATGCCATTGATGACTGCTACCAGCGCATCTATGACTCATGCAAGACAATCAGGGGTTGGACTCAAGGTGACCTCCAGCCTGTTGCAGGCGGGGAATGGAACATCTATTACCGTCTGGTTGAAGAGAATGGGCTTTATATCCGCCCGGGTGTGATGAATAAAGAGAAACTCGACCGCCTGATGATTGATGATCCGTGGGCCGCGATGACGCAGTGGTACAATTCGCCCTACAAGGCGGGTCTGGCAGAGTTTGCGCTTGCCGAAGTAGGTGAATGCAAGCTCGTTTTCGATGAAGGCGAGTGGATCATCATCAAGCTGGGCGACAATTTCGGCAGGAAAGAGGACCGTGTCGTGCGTTTGGGTGACTGTGACGTGGCAATGTCGATCGATCCTGCCGCAACGGATAGGGGAATCAGTGCAAAGACCTGCCGGACGAGCATCGGTGTGTGGGCTACTGACGCCCATGACAACAAATACCGCATCTGGTCGAGGGTTGGCTTCTTCAACCAGCACCAGACGGTCGATTATGTCTTCGAAGGGCACAAGGTCCTTGCTGGTTACATCCGTCAGACGATTGTCGAGGTGAATGCCTATCAAAAAGTGCTGAAAGAGTACCTAGACCGCGAGCAGTTTGAGCGTGGAACCTACATAAACTGCCAAGGTGTTCAGGCGGCAGGCGATAAAAAGGCTCGGATAAGGGTTGCATTCGGCACCTACCTCTCGAAAGGCAGGCTTTGGGCGACTGCCGAGGCCGGACGGGAGCTGAGGGAAGAGTTGAGGCTGTTTCCGATGAGCGAGAGCAAGATGGACGTGATGGATGAGAGTGAAAAGGGTATAACATACACGAAACAGCCGGAAGATCCCACCGACAAGGCGGAGAGGCTTTACAGGGAAGAGGAAATGGCGCATGCTGATGGCACATTCAGCGCGTTTGGGTACTGAAAGGAGCGAATATGAGCGATTCCATGACGATAGAGGTGGTTCCTGACGAGTCAGGCCTGCCTGTAAGCGAGTTTCAGGAGATCCTGACAGGCGATGCGCTCGACAAGGCTGTCAGCTACCTGAAGACAGAGTATGAGAAGGCCGCTTCCGAGATGGAAGGCCGGAACAAGAAGGTAATCAAGTGGCGTCAGACAATGGAGGCGCTCGCGAGCGATGCGCCCAAGAGCCAGCCGATGAAGAATGCCTCGAATATTACGGTTCCGCTCACACAGACGCTGACGCAGAGTTTGCTTGCGAAAGTCAAAGGCACATTCGATGCGAGGGATCCGTTCTGGACGGTGTCGAGCCAGCGTGCGGACAGCCACAGCATCGAGATGCACAAGGTCATACAGAAGTACCTCAATTTACTGGCTGAAAGTCCCAATGATCTTGATCTGGAAGAGGTTAAGAAGGACCTGTTCGGCGAAGCGGTGCTGGTTGGCGGAGCATTCCCGAAGGTGATCTGGTCGACCGACAGGTGGCGGGTGATTGACCCGATATATGGGGAAAAGGATGTTACTTTCCATGACGGACCGCAGATTGTCGTCATTCCGGTCGAGCGGTGCAAGTACAGGCGGGGTATCGGCAAGATCAGCCGGTTGCCTTGGATCGGGCTGGATACTCCGCTGACTGAGTATGAGTTGCGGCAGATGGCCGCACACGCGGAGTACGACAGCGAAGCGGTTGCGAAGATAATCAAGGAAGTCAGGACAAGCGCAACCGATATGGAGAGCCAGAGGCAGAAGGCCGAGTGGTTCGACGAGGCTGAACAGACCGGTCTGTACGACATCACCGAGTTCTGGTTCTACTGGGACATCGACAACTCAGGCGTTCCGGTTGACTTGTTCTTCACCATCCATGTACCGACTGGTACTGTCCTTCGCCAGCAGTACAATACGCTTGGGCAGAGGTTTGTGGTTCCAGCCAAGTACATCCATCGGCCGTTCGCGCTGACTGGACGGGGAACCGGCCAGATGACGGAATCGATGAATGATGAAGCGACGAGCGTCCACAACCTCGCGAATGACAACATGAAGATCGCGAACATGAGGATGTTTGCGACAAAGAGGAATGCGGGGTTTGCGAAAGAGATCGAGATCTGGCCGGGCAAGGTCTTCCAGCTGGACAACCCGAGGGAAGATATGGCGTCCATTCCGATTGGCGAGATCTATCCAAGCATCCAGAATGCCGAGAACAAAAGCTGGTCGATCGGGCAGAAGGCAATCGGTTTGAGTGATAACCAGATGGGTTTCGCTGACTCGACGCTTGGTTCGAGGGATACCGCAAGGGGTCAGGCGATGCGCCTGCAACAGGGTGACTCGATACTTGGAAGTGTCATTGAAGGGTTGAAGAGCACGTGGAGCCAGATTGGAATGCTGGTATGGATGCAGTGCGTGGCGAACAAAGAAAGGGTGATGGACAAGGAACGGAAGGCGATGAGGCTTGACGAGAAGGAGCTTGGATTGCTGGAAGAAGCCCTTGGAATGGAACTCACGGACGTACCCATGCGTCTGAGCTTCACGGTTCGGACGACGGATGCCGAGAAGACGTTTGAACAGCAGAGGCAGAACATGATGGCGCTGACGCAGATCTATGCGCAGTTTGCCCAGCAGACGATGCCGCTTGCGATGCAGTTGTACGGACCGCAAGGCCAGCAGATGATGCAGACCGCACCAGAGATGTACAAGTACATGCAGAGGGTGATGCTGGGTTCCGGACGGTTGATGGAGGACGTGTTCAAGTTCTTCGGGGTCAAGGACAGTCAGGAATATGTGCCCGATCAGACCATGGTCGACCAGCTTCTGGATACACTCGGCTCGATAGGCCAGTCGTTCGCAGGTGCTTCTTCTGTTCCATTGGGTGGCTCCCCGACTGGCCCCGGCCCCGCAGGGGCCGGCTCTCCCGGGGGCTTCCCCGGGGCCGAAGGCCCCGGTCTTCCGAGTCCTGAAACCCGCCCCGGAGCGGGGGGTGAAGGGAATCCTGCCTCAATGATGATCCCCGGCGGCGGAGCCGCCGGTCTTCCGATGTAGGGGGTGTGGCGATGGATCCGACAGGAAATGGAAGTGTGCGGGACATTGCAACCGCACTTGATCCGGCATTCTGGCATCCTGACGAATTGGGTGAGATACAGAGCTTGTTCCAGAAGGTCAATACGTACGCGCTTGGGGGACCGGCAAAGGATCCACGGAGCGAGCGGACAAGGCAGGAAATAGGCAATTTTGATTATTTCAACTTGCAGGACAAGCTCGAGGCAAAGAAGAAGGAACTGCATACATTGTGGGTGAAGGCGTATAGTGCCGGTACTGACAAGAGAAGGCTTGAGGGATTGAGGTCGGCCATCGAGGAAATCGACAGAAGGCAGGATTATACCAGAAGGACTGTCGGTGGTCTGTACGGGGACAGGCCTGCCGAGGGAAGGGACAACTTTGGCGGGGACAAAATGGGTGCGGTTGATCCGAAGTTCGGCATGGATACTGGTTCTATGGTTGATCCGTACAGTCCAGCTGGACGTGGAATGGTGGACCAGATCGAGCAGATCAAGGGTGAGCGGGTGGAGGCCATGGATCCCGAAAGGGAAAAGCGGAAGCCTTTCAGGTTCTCGTTTGTCAAATAGAAGGAGTGCGGGATGAGGTATTTGGGAGTGGAGTTTTCAAGTGGTGAGTTGAGCGGGTTTCAGGGTTTCTTTCCGGATTCACCCGGGGCGTCTCTGGTGAACAGGCTGATGGTGATGAATGCACAGGAGTATGAGAACGTGTTGCATGATCCGGCCAGTTCGCTTGAACAGTTGAGGTTTGCGCAGGGTGCGCTGGACGGGCTTGGGAAGCTGGGGTTGCGGATGAAGGAGTTCATTGCGTTCGACGGTGTCGAGCGTGAGGATGGCGACATGCGGGAAGAAGCTGAAACGCAAGTCGAGATGGATTTCTAGGGGGAATGTATGGCGGATGATGACGTACAGGCCAATGACTTCGATGTGATGTTCGTGCAGGATGGCGAACCGATCGAGGAGAAGCCGGTCGAACAGATGCCGGCAGGAAAGACGCTGACGGATGCCGAGTATCAGGAGCTGGTCAGAAGGAGTGAGGCGACACAGGCGCTTGTGAGTCCGCTGAGCGGGTTGGTCGAGAAGATGGGCCAGCAACAGCCGGCCAATGTCCAGCAACCCGGTGAAACGGACGACGAGTTCTACGCGAGGATGGAACAGGAAGCGTTCTTGCCGGGCAAGTTCGGACAGGTGATGAAAGCGGTGTCGAGCCGCGAGTATGCGCCAGTCGTGAACAGGATGGCGGGAATCATTCTGGGTCAGGCCAAGCAGTTGATGCGGGTCGATCCGGAGCGGGGACAGACCTTCCGCAAGTACGAGAAGGAGATCGAAGCAACCGCGAGCAGGTTGCCGCAGACACCGGATGTGTACGAGGTGGCGTACAAGCAGGTGTTGCTGGAGAAACAGCCCGAGATTTTCGAGGAGCAGAAGCTGGCGCTCAAGGACCAGATGAAGCTTGAGATCATGCAGGAACTGGGCTTGGATCCGGCGACGTACCAGCCAAAGCAGGGACAGAGGCAACCGGCGGTGCAAAGTCTGGGGCAGAGGGCAGGCGCGGGCGGTGGAGGCCAGCCTGCCGAGAGGCAGACGCTGAAGCTGTTTGAAAGCGAGAAGCAGAGGATGCTGGACTTGGGAATGGATCCGAGGGATCCGAACGCCGTCCAGTCATGGCTGAGGAACCATCCTAGGAGGGCGAAATGAGTGACGAGTTGAAGGTGGCGGTGGAGGATCCGCTGGCGAAGCCGGCAGGAACGGGAAAAAGTGGTGTCGCCAAGCAGGAAAAGCGGCAGAAGGTGGAAGTTGGTTTTGACAGGACCGACGAGCAGGTGCTACAATTCAATCTGGACAAAGGGATTGAGCTGGTATGGCCGGAAGAAGGATTCAGGGAACTGAGCGAGACGGTCGAGAGGCAGTTGAGCCATGACAACCTGAAGAACTACCTGAAGGCACAGTTCAAGGCGAAGGAAAAGGCGAAGAAGGCGACGGTCGAGATCAGCAACCCGGTGAATCCGCTGGGAATGAACTCGGACTTCAGGCTGAAGATCAGGGAACGGAAGGGCTGGCACCAGTGCTGGAAGAGTCCGGGGCTGGAACTGGACGCGGCGCTTGCGGGGCCGTACAGGCAGATCAGGAAGCAGAAGGAAACCGGGGCCAAGGACAAGTATGGGGAAGCGGTGCTTGAGAAGCAGGAGCCGGGGTACGAGAACGGTGAAGTGCTCAAGCTGATGGACGAGAACAACAAGGTCGAGCTTGTTGCCGTCGAATGCCCCAACGAACTGTTCGAGAAGTATCTGGAGTATATGGCCGAGAAGAGCAGGCTGATGTATAACGCGAATAAAGGCCGGTTCGCTGAAAACGTCGAGGAGCTTAATACGAAACTGGACCGTGACCATCGTATGAAGGTGATTGACGAAGGCGGACGGTTTTAAGAGTTGGGGGGACGTTGTCCCCCCTCTGCATTTACCTGAGGGGAGGAAGCAATCGTGGCAAACACGAACAATCCCAATGGATTTACTTGTGTCAAGGGCGCGGCAGGGTGCATCGTACCTCTGTTTACGTTCATGACGAAGTCGAATCTGGCCCTGACAGCGGGTGATGCATTGATACTGCTTACGAACGGTGTGGTGGACAAGGCTGTAGTCGGTTCGACGGCGATCTTTGGCGTATGCCAGACCACCGTGACCGCTGTAGCGGCCACACGCAAGCAGATATTGATGGTTCCCGCCGCCGAGGATCTCATCTTCGCGGCCCAGTATAGCTCGTCTGCAACGCCGGGCAACTGGGGAACTGGCCGTGACATCAACGGCGCAACCGGTGCAATGCTCCTGACGACTACGACCGCACAGGCTGTGGCACGTATTCTGATGATGGAGCCGGGCATCAAGAACGAGGTTGGAGCGTACGGACGAGTACTCTTCATTTGGACGAAGTCCCAGTGGACCGGACAGGCGTAAGGTAAGGAGTAAGTATGCCCGCATCTGTTTCTGTTATGAATACCGGCGCATTTGCTCAGCTTATCAGCCGGGACTTCACCAACGTGTTCTTCGACAACTACAGTCGGCAGGACACGGAGTTCGACAAGGTAGCCAACGTCAGCACAATGGACGGGGCTTATATCAGGGAAGGCCAGATGGCAGGCCTGCAGGCATTGCAGGGCATCGGCGAAGGCGAACCTGTTTCGTATGACAGCTTCATGCAGGGGAATGAGAAGACGGTCATGCCGTCTGATTTTGCCCTCGGTGTTGCGATTACGCGGAACATGTACGACGACGACCGCACCGGGTACATGAAGAAGGCTTTTGCGGAGCTTGGAAAGTCGGCCGCGTATACACGCGAGTTGAAGTTCTGGGATCTGTTCAATGCCGGCTTCGTGACGACCACCCGTGTCGGCATCGACGGTGCCGCGCTGTTCGCGAGTCATACGCACATAGGCGGTGGTACGTACGCCAACTATGCGAGCACGGCTTCCAGTCTGACCATGACCAGCCTTCAGGCGATGATGGACAGGTTCGAGCTGATCCCGAACGAGCGGGGCATTCCCCTCAAGATCAAGCCGAAGCTGTTGATCGTTCCGCCCCAGCTGAGGTGGAAGGCCGAGCAGTTGATCAAGAGCGAGTACAATCCTGAGAATGCCAACATGGAGAAGAACGCGTCCGAGATCACTGGTCTGCAGTTCATGGTCAGTCATTTCCTGACCAGCACCACGGCTTGGTTCTTGGCCGGCGACAAGGCCGACCATGACTTGAGGTTCATCTGGAGGAAACAGCTTCAGCTCCAGTCTTCGGATGATTTCGATACCCGTACCGCGCGCTTCATGGCGGTAATGCGCCTCCAGACCACCTTCTTCGGGTGGAGGGGCGTGGACGGCAACGCCGGGGCTTGACCGGAAGAGGGGCCTGCCGGTGACGGTGGGCCTCGTTCCCAAAGGAGGGAACCATGGCGGCTGGATTGCCCAACGAGAACGTAACTAGGTTTCCGAATGGCATCGGTCAGTTTTTGTTCTGGGCACCGGGTGCGGCGGCTGGCAACGTAGGATGTACGGGTATCATAAAGGCCCGGGACGTACTGTTGCAGGTCAACGCGCTGGTGTTTGCGACGAATGGTACGCTGACCAGTTGTGCGGATTATACGAACGAGTTCACCATCAAGTCGAACGATTTCCTGAACAACACGGGCGGGACATCGAGCGCGAACAAGGTCCTTTGCGTGATGGTCGCAAGGAAGAACAAGTAGGGAACAGGGGGAAGGGCAACCTTCCCCTTGTCATAAGCTATGGCAAGCTATACCGAAGGGCCGGCGAGGCCGCTGGTCGACAACAAGTGTGAAACGCTCAAGTATACTCAAAGCGGAATCAAGTTCGAAGAAACAAGGGAATGTTGCAAATGCCACCTGCTCTGGAAGGATTCGGAGTGCGTGAGATATAATGGCAAGTACTTCGGGGTTCCTTGTGGTTGTTACAAGGATGTTCCGCAACTGATTGGGAAGGGGAGGAAATAATGGCGGTGACTAGGACTGCTGATGTGGTACGGCTGGGGGCACCCGGCGATCAGGAAGTGTTTGAAAATCCGCTGACCAACGCGAAGGTCAAGGCCTTTCTGGTGACGGTAGGGACTACGCCCGGCGTGGTAATCATCAATGAAGGTGCGACTGGTGCGGGCCAGCCGATTTTCGAAGCGTATTTGAAGAGTAACTCAAGCTTGGCACTGGAGATTCCGTGTGGGATCTGGACGGCTGGCGGGTTCAAATCGCATGCGAGCAATCCGGCAGGGACTGTCGCGCTTGTGTACATGGGCGGTAACTGAAAATGACAGTACGGGAAATGATGACGAAGGTCTTCCAGCTATCGGGTGAACCGTCCGATCTTTGCCCGTACGTTACGCCGGGGGATCCTGCAACGTTTGACTTGACGCTGGGTGTGCCGGGCGCGACTCCGCTTCTGGAATGGATCAACCAAGCGATCGTGAGGATCGCGAACTGGGAGTATCCGGACGGGACGATACTCAGGTTCAAGCATCTGCGCAAGAACTTGTACTGGAAGGCATTCGCGCTCAAGGCGGGTGATGTGCTGAGTGGAACGGTCGACAGCATCAATGTGGACGGTTTCAATCCACTGAACAGGAACGGGCAGTTTACCGGCTGGGTAGTCGAAGTAGTTGATTCGGTTGGTCTGCAGTTGCAGAAACGACTGGTGATACGGTGTACGGGTGATCTTGCCGACAACAGTGTGCTGACGGTGCATCAGGACTGGGATGTGGTTCCTGACAGTACATGGACGTATAGGTTGTACAAGAGGTTTTTCGAGTTTGTTCCGGTTCCGGTCGCAGGTAGTGTCGATGATTTCATGGCGATCGGGAATCTGGTCGATGACGTTGCCGATGTGTTGAGAATCAGGGATTTGATTTCAGGGACTGATCTTGCTCAGCCGAAACATACGGAACTGTTTACAAGTACGCTGTTGACGAAGGCTATTCCAAGTTTGTATATGGTCGAAGGAAACAGGGTGACATTTGACAGTCCTTGGGATCTTGGAAGAAGCTACGAGATGTTGTATTACGCGCATCCGCAGTCGCTGGCAACGGTCAATGATGTGTTGGGTTTGCCGAGACCGTTCCATGAGGCAGTGGTGCAGTGGGCGGTGCACAGTATCCAGATGAGGGAGCAGGATTTCAATGGGGCGTATGCGACCAAGCGGGATCTGCAGGAGTTGATGCAGACCTTGAGGAACCAAGGCGAGATGATGCTGGATGAAGAGCAGTCCGGCATGACGGTGTGGGGGTAGAAGATGGCTACATGGAATACTGCTTATGAGGCTACACCTGCCGGTGCGGATGATCCAAGCATCGGCGATAACAAGATAAGAGAGTTCAAAGGTGCCATTCGTGAAAGGGTCATCAAAGAGCATACGATGAACCTATCAAGCGGGTTGCTGGCGGAGGATGGCTGGCACAAGATGGGTTCAGCGGAAATCTATATCGGTGAGTCTACGCCAACAACCAAACCTGATGGAGTAACTGCACTTGATTCGACGTATGACGTAGGCCGGGTGTGGCTTAAAGTGTCGACTGGTGATCTGAAGTATTGGAAGGGAAATGCTTGGGCCAGTTTCTGGACCAACGGTGTTTTGGTTGCCGGACGTGTTGCGATTGACAGTTCTGGCTATGCTACGTGGGGGTGATAGATGAGTTGTAGTTGTGTTACAGTCTGCGCCTGTGTCACTGATTGCGCCAAGGTTTGTTCGAGTGTCTGTGAGTCGGTTGGAAGTTGTTCCGGACATTGGACGACGAGTGGTACGCAACGCATGACAACTACGTTCTGGTCTTCATTGAAGGCGGCTGTCGATGGATGGCGGTCGAACTTTTTCCTGTCGGCCAGTCCGGCAGGGCCGAGTGCCAATGCCCGGATACTGGCAAGTGACTTCAATACAAAGATACGGGATCCGCTGAACGCAAACACCCAAACGTGGGCATCACCTAATTTGACTACTGTTTCACTTGGTGTGGCGACGGCAGTTGCTGGTACAAGTATTGCCACATCCGGTACAAGGTCGGTTGATGTGCTTGGAAAAATCAATTCCCGCAGGTGCTCGACAGTGCTGGCAAGCAAGACGTACACGTATAACCCAGCAACGACCTGCAGTTTCTGTGCGGACTGTATATGAGCGATGTGACGGTCAATGAGGCATGTCCGGCATGCAATACTGAAAACGTGGAGAAGCTCAGCCTTTACGTGATATTGACACATGCGTGTAATTTTGACTGTCCGTATTGTTTCCAGCGGGAAATACACGACAACAATCCCGTGAATGTGGAGAATCTCAGGGCATTTAATGTGTTCTTGGAAGAGCATAGGCAGTTCAACCATTTGGTTATCATGGGTGGTGAAGCGTTTATAACACCGGAGCCGCTCAGGGAACTGCTTGATTGTTGTGTCCGGTTGAACGTACGTGTTGGTTTTATAACCAATGGAAGCGTTTACCTGCCTTGGATGGTGGAGTACCATCGGATTATTGATACGATACAGTTTACTGTCGACGGGTATGCACCTTCCCATGACAAGAACCGGAGCTTCAAGGATGGAAGGGCAAGCTATACCCTGCTGATGGGAAACTTGCGGAAGTACCGTGCCGATGGTTTGCCGGTTACCATCCATGGGGTTATCCCGATCAATGGGTATAGGAAGTTTGTGGATGGCTTGCCAAACCTGTTTGCCGATGCTCCTGAAGGTCTGAGGTATGGTTTTGAATGTGAACATATTTTCAAGAAACCTGAGTTAAAGCAGGTATTGGGTATAAGGGCTTTCTATCGGATGCGTAACAAACTCCCGCCAATGATGCAGGTGAATGTGAGAAACATGCGTGATTCCGATGGCAGGTACTGTGGACTGGATGTTTGCCATGCGGGAGCAAACTTTCTCAGTTACGATGTTGAAGGTGGAAAGTTCTATAGTTGCCATGAAACGGTTGGCAATCCCCTACACTGCATAGGTGATATAAAAAATGAACCTGTGTTTGACGAGGATGCGGTCGAACGCGCTGTAGGCTACTGTGATCCATCCCGCTACAGGATCAAGTGGTTGCCGCGTTGGTTGTCTGAATTGGTCAAGTATGTGATTCCGATCCATATTTGCTGGAATGAATCCCTGAATGCCAAAAAAGATCCATATACGATTACCTTGACTGAGATATACAGGGGTTTGTGTGCGGTAGGAAAACCGGAAGTGGCGATAAAACGCGCTGGTAACCGTTTGATAAAGCAGGCACTGGCTTTCCGGAACAAGTACAATCCCTGTCTTGGAAGCTGTACACAATTTTGTTGTGATGGTTGCCAGTACCTTGGTTCCGGTGGTTGCACCATTGAATGCATCGGGTGCCTGTTGTATTACTGTCATGCGGCAAAAAAGAAGTTGCCGTTGTTTGCAAGGTTGAGAATTGAGCGGCTTGAAGCAAAGGCATACCGGCTGGGGTTTAGGTTAAGGTCTGATGACCGGTGGTTGAAGTGAGTGACCAAAGGAATGGTACGTATGCCTTGTCGCCCGGGCAGGTCAGGGGGCCGATGCTTGACAAGGGGCAGTGGCCTAGTTTCTTTGACTATAACTTCAATGCTGAGGGTGAGACACTCTTTACACCGAAAGCTGGTTTCAGGTATACGGAGAAGACACCCTATGCGTTGGTAGGACGTAGCAATACCTTCGCAATCGCTACCGGCCTTACCTTTAAGGCGATCGCTTGGGATACAATACTCTTTGACAACTATGGTGGAATCAAGCCGAACACGTATGATTACAAGATACCAATGGATGGATTGTACTCAGTCAATAGTTTTGTATTGTTCGAGGCATCGGTGTGGGTCGCGAGTGAAACTATCTGGTACAACCTCGCAAATATGACTTCGGGGGTAGGCTTCATTCTTGACAGGTTTACGGTGGTTTCAACCGCGAACGCACATTGGTGGTGTCGTGGAGCGATTGTGGTACCTTGCAAGAAGAATGATATATTGCAGGCACAGTTGATGCACAGCAATGCTGGATCGAAGAGCCTTTATGGATCACGTGATTATTCGTACCTGAGCATCGTCAAGGTCGGCAACCTATAGGAGCACGTATGGATGACAGCTGTGTTGATTTGAAGGCAAGGGAAGATCTCGCCAAGCTCTGGACGGAAGTCAGGCAACACTCGACTGACTGGTGGGGACCGGACAAGCAGAACGGAAAGCGTTCGGAGGTGGTCAGTTTGGCAAGCAGGGTCGATGACATAGAAGTGAAGATCAAGCATTATGAGGACACACGTGAGTCGTCATGCTTGGGCTTGCAGGCGTTCCGTGAATATCTGGCCGAGAGGAAAGCGGAGGAAGCTGAAATGACGGTGACAAAGGAAAAGGGCAAACAGCTTATGGTCGTTCAATGGATACAGGTATTTGGCATCGTAATGGTCGCACTCATCGCACTGCTCAAGTAGGGATCGACAATGTCTATACATAGAAGTGTGGAATTGCTGGTGCCTGCCTGTCAGGTGAAGTGCGAGGACTTCCTCAGCATGTGCGAGGAAAGCGAAGTGTTGCGGGAAGCCGGATACAAGGTTATACTGCTTGAGACACTCAGGGATCTGGCGGTACAGATGGCGTACGCGATGCGCGGACGGTTTGTAGCACGGACAGAGGACGGAATGAGCAGTGCGCAGTGGATCCAGAAGGCGTTCCAGAAGGCCGGGTTGTGGCAGGTCAGTCCGAGCGAAACGGCAAGACCGAGCACATGGACGCTGGACTCGAAGCATCTGGAAGGGAAGGCATTCGATGCCGCGCCCTCGAAGGACGGCAACAGTCCTGACTGGAATGCGCCGGAGGCGATCTGGGAGGAACTGCACAGGATCGGATTGCAGGTTGGCCTGCGTTGCGGAGCGGACTTTCCGGGGAAACAGAAAGACAGCCCGCATTATGAGATAGCGTAGGGGAGAAGGGGAAAAGGGTGGGAGTTTTGAAGGTTCCGAAGCAGGTGATACTTGAGGTTACGAGCAGGTGCAACCTGCAGTGCAAGTATTGCCCGAATGTCCAGAACAAGGACTTTCCGGTCGGTGACATGGATCTGGCGATGTTCAAGAACGTAGCAGACCTTGTCAAGAAAGAGATGCCTGAGACGGTGGTGATTCCTTGGATGAACGGAGAGCCGTTCATGAACAGGAACTATCTCGAGATGGTGAAGTATCTGTCAACGTTGGGACTGAGGTTCTACGTGACGACCAACCTGACCATCTGGAATCAGGAACTGCTTGAGTTTTTGCTTTCCGATCAAAGTACCTGCTATCAGCTGATCATCAGCATGGATGGCGTACCGGGTTCGGACAGCATTGAACTGGCTAGGCCGGGAACGAACAAGCATCTGCTGGTGACGAACGTCGAGCGGTTGCTGGTTATAAAAAGATTGCAGGGTTCGAAGAAGGATGTCGCAGTCAAGATCTGCGAACGCGGACAGGACTGGCAGGAGATCGAAGAGTACGTGATGCACTGGCTTGGCGGAAAGCATCCGGCGGACTATGTATGCGTGGGCAAGCCACTGAAGGATGAGAACGAGGTGAGCATGCGCCGGCATCCGTGCCAGTATTTCGACCGGAACTTCATGGTCATCCGGTGGGACGGGACGTGTGTGCCGTGCGCGTACAACGACAAGGTGGCGAACCAAGGCATGCTCAGTTACGGGAAGGTTTCGGCTGATACCAAGAGCCTGCTTGAGGTGTACAACAATGAGAGTATCTGCAAGCTGAGGTCGGATCAGGACGCGGGTGTGTTCCATCAGCCGTGCGATGTCTGTTCGTTCGCATATACAGGATTGGGCTTCGAGGGTCAGGTACGGTTCAGGGCAGATCCGGCAGGCGAGCCGCTGTTTTATCATCAGGATTACTACAATATGTTCTTCTCGAAGAAGAAGGACTGGAAGCCGAAGGAATACTACATGCGGGAGGGCAATGATGAAGAAGTTCTTTGTTGAGCTGTTCTCTAGGTTTGGCCGCGTAATCACCGAACTTGTCAGTGTCAAGGTCGTGGTAATGGTCGTTGTCACGTTCCTGTATGTTAGGGTGCAGGATACAGTCGGCCTCAGTGGTTTCGTGATGACGGTGCTGGGGTGGTTCTTGGTAGTCGGACTCAGGTTCGCTTCCAAGTGGGAAGCTCTTGTCAACGGATTGAAGAAGGGTTGAACGGATGAGTGACGCGGTCTTCCAGCCCACAAGCGTGAAGAGTGTCTTCATACGGCCGCTTGCCAAGGGCATGCTGTTGAATGCGCCATCTCAGGTGTTGCCTGATGGTGCGTTCCTATTGGTGAAGGACTTCATCGCGGGTCCGGAAGGCCTCGTCAGACGCCCGGGTTCGGGTACACTTGGCTTGAACCAGCTTATCCCTTATACGCCCAGCGACATGATCGCGGTGTGGCGCACGGACGGCTTGCAGAAGCTGATCATCATAACGCGCAACAACCTGTATGTGCTGGACCTTTCGACTGGCATAGCCGAAGTGCTGTGGACGTACACGACAGGGACGGTGACGATCAGCGGAACGTCGGTCACGGGCGCAGGTGGTGCCGCTTGGACAACCAACAACATCCTGCCCGGCGACATATTACGTACGGCTGACGGCGAAGCGGTGATCGACACGGTCAGCGGTTCTACGTCGATCGTGCTCAGGAGCGTCGGTACGCTGGTGAACAGGGCAGGTGTGACGTACTCGATACAAAGAACGTTCTCTCCCGGCGCGGCGAGTCAGCCCGTGTTTGATATGCTCAACAATTATATGATGATTGCGGACGGGAAGCGTGCGATGCTCAAGTATGATCCACTGGGGGGAACGCTTGGGTATTGGACGACGGACGTAAAGAAGAAGATAAAGCAGACGGAAACCGTTACGTACTCGACTGGTACGGTGACGGTGGCTGTCGGTGCGCTTGGTACATTGACCGGTGCCGGAACGACTTGGGTGACGGGTGCCACGTGGGTTGGTAAGATCATTGAAGTGACGGTGGGAGGGTATGCGTACAGGGATACCATTGCGGCAGTGGCAAGTACGACAAGCATGACACTGGCAAACCCGGGATTCATACCGGTGTGTGCGGGTGCAACCTATAGGGTGCTTACGACTGCGGGCATTGACTTTGTTCCGGCTTGTTGTTGTGGGTTCATGAACAGGGCATGGGCTGGACAGACGGTGGATTCGGTTGATGGTAGCCAGCGGCAGAGGATCAGGTGGAGTGCACTTGCGGATGTGACTGACTTTAGCATTCCGACGAATTACCTTGATCTGCCTTTTACGTCGACACCGCTGTTGAGGCTGGTTCCGCTTGGTGATACTTTGATCGCATACTTCGGCGATGCCGTGTTCATGGGAACGCCGACGAACAATCCGCTGTTGCCGTTGCAGTTCCAGAAAGTGGAGACAGGTGGTGTCGGTCTGGTCGGGCCAAAAGCTGTCATCAGCTGGCTGGGAGCGCACTTTTTTGTAGGTCAGGATGATATTTATCTGTTGACTACGCAGGGCATCGAGCGGATCGGTTCGCCTGTGCACAAGCAGACGCTGAAGACATGCCAGAAAACAGAATGCGTGCGTGTGCAGGCTGATCCGCAACGGTTCAGGATCCTGTTTGGTTTTCCAACCGATGCGGATTATGTTGCGAAGGTGTGGAGTTACGAGTACAGGGCGAAGGCATGGAGTTACGACGACATCCAGACGTATATGATAGCGAATCCGGTCGTTACCAATAGCCTGAGCTGGGACGGACTGGCAGGCAATACTTGGGATGGACTGGGTAGCGTGTATGCAAGCTGGGACAGCATGCGGGCCGGCTCGACGGTGCGGTCAATCTACTATGAGGGTGCGGGCAGGTTGTGGCAGGTCGATGACAACCAGAGTCTTGACCGGGCATCAGTGACGATTGTTCCACAATTCGAGACGAAGGACTATGATTTCGATATGCCAGACTCGCTCAAGGTAGTGACCGGCTTCAACATAAAGGTTGACTGTAACGGTGGAAGTGTTCCGGCCGGCAACAACCCGTTGATCGTCAATGTGCTTGTCTCGACCAACCGGGGAACAAGCTGGAAGAACTGCGGCAACATCTATATTCCTGAAAACAGGGATGAAGGTTGGGTCAGTTTCAGGGCAGTGGGTAGTACGTTCAGGTTCAAGTGCACGGTGTCAGGTACACCGCCGGCGAGCCAGTATATCATCAGTGAACATGGCATGCGGGTGAGGCTGTCGGGATCGGAACTCACGTATGGTGGACACAGAGCTTGAGAATGAACTGGGTTCCGTATATGCCCGAGACTGCAATGTTTGCTTGGGAAAGGATACGAAAGACCGGAAGTTTCTGGACTGACTTCGAGGCTCCTGATTTCCGGACGTTCGACGATACGCTCAGGACGAGTAACTTGATCTGCGATTTCGGGTTCGGACTGGGGCGTGTGACCGATCTGGTCGAACATGAACGGGCGTTGGTGCATGGGGTGTTCTGGTCGCCTTCGGTGTTCAGGGAAAGTAACTGGGTCAAGGGTGCGATGTGTTTGCTGGGCGTGCGCTTCCACCTTCCGAGGATTGAGTGTATAGTTCCAGTAGGGCAAAAGGCAGTCAACAGGTACGTTGAAAGATATCTGGGTTTCAGGTTTGAACGGAAGGTATTTGACTGGTTTGTTGCTTCCGATGGACGGACATGGGACGGCAACCTGTATGTGCTTGAAGGGAGGAATTGATGGGTAATACGTATAGTGAGGTCGGTGGTCCGAATGCCAAGGACAACGTCAGTTTTGTCGATCCGACAGGCAACTATGGCAGTGCCATGGACTCGTTCAAGAGTGCGTTTATGGATGCGAATGGTGCCTTCGATCCGCAGAAGGCAATGAATGCCTTTCTTGGGCAGAGCGAAGGCCTGACCAATATGGTTGCCGGGCAGACGGGTCCGGTCGCACAGATGTTGCGCGAGGGTGCCACCCGCAATGCGAAGATTGGTGGCGAAGCGGCACTGGCCGCACTGGGTGGGCCGAACTCGGGTGCAGGCATGGGTGCGTTTGGCGATGCGTACAGCAGGGCGTTCTCGGATGCCGCAACCGAAACGCAGAAGGCACAGCTTGGATTACTGTCACCCTTGCTGACCCAGAACCTGTCGAGCCAGTACGGTTTGATGAGCCAAGGCATGCAACAGTACGGTGACATGGCAAGCAAGCAGGGTGACATGTATACGCCGACGTACGAGCGCAACAAGAACTTCTGGGACTATACCAAGGATGCTGTCGGTATGGGCCTTGGCATAAAGTCCCTGTGGAAGTAAGGAGCAAGACATGGCAATCACTTCCAATCTAGTTGGACCCACCGGCGCGGAACTTGACAACATCTCGACCCAAGGCTTTATGGAAAGCCTCAAGTTCGCCAGAAAATCCAAAGAAGATACCATCAACCGGACGTTCGAGCAGTTCTGGAAGATGTCGGAAAGCTCCGGACTCGGGCCAAAAGCGTTCGCGGCAACACCCGGTGGACGGGCAATGCTCAAGGCAGGACTCGATCCGTGGGGCATGAAAGGTGATCTGGTTGCTTCGGCTTTTGCCAACGCGCCGGTGGATGCCGCACAACTGAGGAAAATTACCGATGCCATGATCTACTCAGGCAAGTTTGAACAGGGGCTTGCTGAACTGGAGAAACAAGCTGAAACCCAGAAGGGTACGGAGGTTGCGAGGGGTGGTGGAGTTGAGCCTCTACCCGGTCAGGTTATCGACAACACCCAGCCACCCGCACCACCTCCTCCTCCACCGCAGGTACCTGCACAATCTGACGGCCCTGCACCCATTAGAACGTCCTCTTCTCCCGTTGGCATAGTCGACACAAGGATTGTCCGGCCACAGCCGCTTGCTGTCAATGAAGGCCTGCCACCCGGCATACAGTCGGTCACGCTTCCCCAAGGGTCAATGACGACTAGAGACAAGATCATGACGGCGAGCACGCTTCCAAGCCTTGGGCCAAAGTTCAAAGAAGAGCTTGAACGTTACACAAAACTTTTCTCAACTGGCTATACCGAACAAGAGCTTGAAAAAATGGCTGAACAGTATGGAGAAACCCGCAACTACTCAGCCGCGCGTGCCGCTTATGCCGCACTGGACAAGATCCGTGCCGATAAAGCAGGTGGTACTCCAGCCAAACAGGGTGAAGCGGGAACTGCACAGGTACAGGCACAGGCACCTGCGCAGTCACCCAAGCTTGCACCGGTCGACGGACTCAAGGATACGCCTGAAGACTTCCGCAAGTGGCTACTCGCCAACCAAGCCAACGGTGTCAAGTATGGGAAGCCTGTCAATCCGCAGGGAACTGCGGACTTGCGCCAGCTTGATCCTGAAAGCTATCAGCAATACCTGAACCTGCTGGGGCAAAAGAGTCAGACTGCACAGGCACCTGCACAGGCAAGTCAGGAACCTGTGCGTGAACCAAGGGGTCCGAAGGTGCTGGCCGAGTACGAGGTCGACGGCAAGACGTACAATGTCAGTGATCAGGACGGTAACTTCAGGGACGAGTCCGGCAATGTCGTCAATGACAGGCGTGTGATAGCCGAGTTGCAGGCGAAGGAAATCGCCAAGGACCGGAAGCAAATCGTCGACCAGCGCAGGCAAGAAGCCTTGCAGACCTTGATCGCGGACAAGGTCGGCATACCAAGCACCGCACCCTCTCCTGCGACCAAGGGCGAAACACGTACCCGTGAGGAGATCATCGCTGACAAGAAAGAGGATGCAAAGATCACAAAGGCAGGGGAGCAGGCGGTGGCGATCATCCGCAAGGAAGGCCGGACGCTCACTGTCAAGGATCCTGACAAGGAAGGTTCGCCGACCAAGGGCTATGATCGGGGTTTCCTTTCCGAGATCGGGTATGCCGCGCAGAAGATGCAGGACGCGGATCCTGATGTGAGCTACATGGATGAAACCTTCAAGCTCATGCGTGAGGAACCCCGTCTTGCACAACGAAAGATCAAGGAAGAGGTTGAACGCATCAAGAGCGAAACCAACCTTAACAATGCTAATGCGGATTACATCCGCTCGGGATTGAAGGGTGCATCGAACGCACTTGCCCAGAAGTCTACCCAGTTCAAGGAAACACTCGACCTGCTTGAAAAAAGCCCGGGTGTAATTGCTTTGAATGCAACGCTCAAGCAGATCAGCGAGGGTGGCAAGGACGGCAAGATGACGCCGAAAGCCATACAGGAAGCGCAGAGGCAGGCAATAGCGGTCGCCATGGAAAACTCAGCGGACGTGAGGCAGTACAACGCGATCAACGCGGCACTGCTTGCGATGGTTACCGGAAACGAAGGCCTCTCCTTTACCGAGTTCGTGGTAAAGGGCAACGCAGGTGTTCTTGGCTTCGGAAAGACGCCCGACCGCACAGTTCAGGGATATGCGTTGCCGGGACTTGGAACAGTGAATCCAGTGAACAGTGGCCGTGGACAGCCACAGCTTGGCACGGGTTCAGGAGCCGCACTGGGTGCGAAGCTCGGTGGAGACTGATAGAACAGGAGTGCTTTGATGCCCGACATCCTCTTTGACCTGAAGAACAATCCGGAGTACCAGACCATGTCGGTCGATGACCAGCTTGACGCGGCGGATTACCTGCTTCGGAAGCGTCTGCCACTCAACCCTGAGTTCCAAGCGTTGCCGTTCGAGGAACAGGAGATTACCCGCAAGGTACTGCTTGCGAAGGCACCGACGTTCGCCAACCCGGAGCTTGCCAAGCAGTTCAAGGAAACCGGCGCAGGTTACATGCAGGGTGAACGTGGCGACCAGATGGCGAAGGAACGCTTCCAGTTCGTCGAAGGCATGACGAGAGGTTCGGGTCTTGCGTCAACCATCCGTGCGGCAGTGACCGGCAAGCCCGGTGGGGAAGTCGACCACAAGCGGGCAGTTGAATACTACCGTTCGCTTGACAAGATCAACCATAGGGAATCCGGCTTCGAAACGGCTGGCTCGTTCGTTGGCGGGACAGCAGAGGCAGTCGCCATTTCCCTCCTCATGACGCCGGCAACTGCCGCTCTCACCAAGGCAACCACCCTTGCGTTGAGGGGAGGGAAGGGTGCACAGGCGGCGCTTGCACTGGCGAAAGAAGCAGGAACAGTCGCAAAGAGCGTCAACGCCCTGCCCAAGATCCACCCCGCCCTTGAGATGACAAGCAATATCCTCGCGGATGCGATCACGACCGCTGTTCCCCTCTATGCGGCTGATGAGGCCAAGCGTCTGGCAAACGGTGAACCTTCCATAGCGGCAGAGGGTGCCGGTGAAGTGCTTCGGACGATCGGTGTCAACGCCGCGAGCAACTTCCTCTATGGAATGATGTTCGGCGGGATCATGCAGGCAAGCTGGAAGTTCGGCAAGGCGATTTTCAACATCAAGCCCCAGACTTTCGACGACATGATGGTCAAGAGTTATGGCGAGTACAAAGACCAGATGGCGGAGTTCCTCCATACAAGGGATCCGATCAAGCTCAATATGATGCCCGAGCAGGCGCGTGCGCAGGCAAAGCAGTTTGCCAACATCCATGACCTCGTCTTTAACAAGATCACCAATGCGGATGACTTTCCACTGGCAAAAGCTCAGATGGTCGCACATGACACGTACAAGATTCTTGAACGTATGGAAGACAGTACGTACAGGATCTGGGAAGCGAAGGACGCGAACTCTCTACTTGAAGTAAAGAAAACTTACAATACGCTGGGTGAGGCGAAGAACTACCTTGCCTATCAGGTGTACGAGAAGTGGTCGAAGCTGAAGCCCGACGAGCAGGCGAAGTTTGTCTCCGAAGGATCAGAGTGGGCAATCCACCGTGGGCGGGCGCTTGCCGAACAGCAGAAGGCACTGTCGGCAATGACCAAGACCGCTGAACTTGGTGACATGAACCTGCAGGCCGGCATGGAGTTCGGCACGTACAAGTCAATGGACATCCTTGAACGGCCAGTCATCACCTTTGACGAAGCGAAAGCGTTGGTAGCTGATTCGCAAGCAAAGCTCAGTGGTCCTGAAGACGAGATAATGAACCGCATGGCATTTGGCAACGGAAAGCGAATAGCAGTGGCAACCAGCGTTCCGCTCAAGGGTACGATTGTTGATGTGGTAAAGAAGGGCGAACTGGACTTCTTCCGTGATGTGGGTTCGGTTCGGGTAAAGCCCGACGCAAGCCCCAATATGCTGTTCATCGGCCTCAACGGTGCGGATGACCAGACGTACAAGGAAGCAAGCGAAGCGGCATTGCGCATGATCAACAACGATCCAAGCCTGACGCTTGAGGATGCGCGTGCAAACTACATGCTTGACAGGGGGATAGACTACTACGTGCACAGCGAGCCTTCAGCGATGACGGACGGACTGGGAACCTCCCTTGGCATGGAGAAGTCGGTCGAGTTCTTCACTGCACGCAATGCACGGTTGGTCACCAATTACGAGACAGTCGCAAACTTATATAGCAATACGGCCAACGTGAAGAAAACACTTCCCAAAGTGAAGGTTGAAGTAAAACAATGGTTTGACATCGACGCACAGGAACTTGTCAGGCAACCACGTTTGATCGCAGGCATACTGGCTAAGTCAGAAAATGCAGATGACCTGCATAACCTGATCAGGTTATACATGAAGGCCTACGGCAAGGATGTTACGGTTTCCGGCGTATATGATGAAGGAACACCACAAATACCACGCAAGCACCTCAAGGGAAAACCAAGACCAAAGGGTGAACTTGAAGCACTCGATGAGGAATACTTCGACTACACCGCACACAATGAGGATGATGGTTCAACAGTGCTACCCCCCAAAGGTGGAACCAGCTACATCGAGTACATCGAGCATATGGATACAGGCTTCGTCAAGGAAGGTACAGTCATTGTACATTGGCAAGGACGCAAGACGCCGGGTTCACCGGAACAGTTCGCCAACCAGATCGCCAACCTTTTTGACGACTTGCGTTACGAGGCAAAACTACCAGCTGAAGCACTCAAAGGACGGGTAATCGGAAAAGCCTATCTGGATCAGCCGGATCTGTCCTTTGCAAGGTTGTTTGATCTTTTCGGTAATCAGGTCGATGGGCCGACAATCATGAAATGGCAAAAGAAGATAGCGGACAAGCTGGGTATTGAGCTTGTCATGGAAGACGGGGCGTTTGTCAAACTGATAAGCGAGCATGACGGGTTGAAGTATTTCAGGCAATTCAACATGCTCGACTCCGATGAACGGACTGCACTGATGCGTTACCTTTTGCTGAAGGGAATGCCACATGATGCACTGGTCAAGGCGCTTGAAAACCAAGGAGTCTTTGTAAAACTGCAGGATGGTTTTTACAATGCGTATCGCAAGCAAGGCAAGAACCTTGTACCCATCCTGACTGATCAGGAAATCCCGCAACCTATAAGGACTACATCAGTCGCGGAAATCGCTGATGGTCTGGGCATAAGTCCCGACCAGATAGATCAGTCACTTGGTTTTGACAATGCGTTCTTTGTTGATGGGGACAAGGGACTCAAAGTAGCCCTCACAGTTGTCGGGAAACCAGTACTGGTCAGTCCGGACGAAGCGGGCAGGCTTATGGGTATGTTCGCGGAAAACAAGAAGTCTGCGGCAGGCCGTGTGTTGAGGCGTACGACAAGCGGAGAACTTATCCAGCCCTCGGACGGACTCAACCATTACACGGTAAGCATACCGGAGATGGATATTGTCCGTTCTTTCCATACACCGGGTGAGGCAACTCAATTTTTGTTGGGTGATTATAAGACGCTCACCAATACAATCGAGATGGCAGACAAAAAGTATTACCATCTCACTGAAGCGTTTGCAAACAGGCACGGCACTAGGTATGATCTTACCAGTTATCTCGATGGAACACAAAAGACGTTCTTCAAACTGGACGAGGTCATCGAGTTCCTGCAGGAGAAACCAGACTTCCAAGCCCTTGCGCCAAACATACTCGACTCACTTGATCCATCAATAGAACTGGATACAAAGATGTTGCCGGATCTTTTCCCAATCAGCAGGGAGTTGCGTGCCGGCCGGAACAAGTTCAACCAGCCACCGGAGATCCAGATGGACCCCCACGCGAAGGCAATGGGCGCGTGGATGACCAGCCGTGCGGCTCTCGGCCAGTTCACCAGCTGGATCAGGGACGTGGCAGTCCGTACCAACCGGCCGAAGCTCTTGGAGTTCGTCAACGAGTTCCAGCAAGCCCGTCGTATTACTCAGGTTGATTCACTGATGGGCAACAAGTTCATCGAGGACGCATTCAAAGGCGCGAACGGCAAGACGCTTCCGCTTGCGAGCAGGCAGAAGATCTTCTACCACCTCGGCAGGCAGAACAGCGAGGATGCGGCAACCGCGCTAGGAATACAAGCACAGCGCAAGGGCGTCGACCTGCTTGAACCCCTCACCAATGAGGAGATGCAGGCAGTGGGAAAGGTCAGCGAGTTCCTCGACAATCTCTCACACAAGTTCGGGTTCGAGTTCAAGGACTTGATCTTCAAGTACATGCCGATGATCAGGGACTTCAACAACCCGGCGAACCGCGAGTTGCTCAATCGCCTTGACCTGCCAGAGAAGCTTGCGAATGCTGTCTTCAAGGGCAACGTACCGCGCTCGGTGAAGTTCTGGGCAAAGAACGAACGAACGAACGAGATCTTCGCCTATATGGTGAAGGACGACCCACTGGAACTGCTCATGCTTTACAACGCACAAGGTCACAAGAAGCTCTACCTAGACGAGCCATGGGACAAGATCTTCAAGTACGTCGAGAAGGATCCGATCAGTGACGTTGCGTTGAAGACAAGGCTCGTCAACTACAGGGAAATGGTGATGGGCTACTACCATACGCCGGGGGAGAAGATCGTCAGCCAGTGGGGCGAGAAGTTCTTCGTCGGCCTCAAGGATAATCCTGCAACCGCAGGCCTCGTCAAGAATGTCTCTGAAGAGAAACTCAAGTACATCGGCCAGAATGTCCTGCGCAACTACATGAGCTTGACCTACATGACCCAGCTTGGACTCAAACCTTGGACGGCTATCCGCAACAGCCTTCAGTGTATGACGACCCTTGCGCCAAGGTTTGGCCTGTCCAGCACCATCGAAGCAATGGATCAGGTACTCAAGTCAGGTGATGATTACTTCGTCAGGCTCAGACAGATCGGTATCATCAGCGAGAACCTTCCTATCGTAGACGAGATCCTCGCAGGCGAGAGCAAGCTCGGCAAGCTCACGGAAAAATCACTGGTATGGCTCAAGAACGGTGACGATTTCAGCCGTGCCATCGGCTATAGGGTTGCCACCAACAAGTTCGACGAAGCGCTGACGCACCTTGCAATGAACCCGAAGGACATTGACGGCTTCCACCGCATCAGCGGGCTGTCAGTCATCGACCCAATCAATCGCCAGCAGATCACAGAGCTTGTGATGAAAGGCCAGAAGGAAGCCGCAAAGGACTTCTTCGGCGCGATCGTCGTCAAGGACACCGCCTTCACGAACGACGGCGCTGAAGGTTCCATGCTCAGGCAAGGCCTGATCGGAAAGCTATTCGGCCAGTACGGCAGTTATTCTGAAAGCTACCGTGCGAACATGTTCAACATGCTCAAGTATGGACGGCCGGAAGACCGCGTCAGGATGGTCGCCACCTACCTCGCAATCTGCGGTGTCATGACGAATATGTTCACGCAGATGGGTGTGAAGACGAACGACTTCCTGCCTGTAGGCCCGGGTGTCTTCACTGGCGGTCCCAGCTTCCACTACGCACTGTCTCTCATCAAGCTCCCTGCGATGGGCATCAACAAAGCGGCTGGAAACTGGAGCATCGCAGATTCGGCAAACCTCCAGCAGTTCAAGTTCCAGTCAAAGTCTATGGTTCCGGGCGGTTATCAGGTTCGGTACTTCCAGTATGCGAAGGAGTACTTTGAGCAGGGAGACTTCTGGAAGGGCTGGCTGTCGATGACTGGCGTACCGACGACCCGGGACTGAGTACTGCCTTCACGAAGGACGGTAGATGGGGGATGGGCACTTGCCATTCCCCACCTTCCTTCGTTCCACAGAACAACGTCACCTCAAAGTTGCGCCTGTTCATGACGAACCTGTACCACTCGAGTTTCTTGGTTTCAATTCGCTCACCTTCGCTCGTCAGCAGGATCACACCTACCTTTCGCAGGTCAGGCAACTTCGCCAGTTCCTCCTTCACGTCTTTCCTTACCCTGTACATGTAGGTCTTTACCTGATCCACCGTGCAACCCGTTTTCCTCGCGATGTCTTTTAACGAGCCGCTTGGCAGGCTCTCCTCCGGATGTTCCGTTAGCCACTTTACGAGGCCTGCCCGGTTTCCGCTTCGGTGGTGCTTCGACATCAATGCGCGTTTCTGTGTCTTCGCGAACTGTTCGTCGTACTGATCCTTTAGGCCTTCCGCGCTTAGATACTGTCTTAGCACTGTATGTGAAACCATCAACGCTATCGCTGTCTGCCTGATCGACCCGAACCTCCTCAGCGTAATGGAAACCCTCTCCTTCCCCAGCTTCTCCAGCCTCTCCCTGTCCGTCGTCCTCTCCACACCATTCGTATTCTTCGACGCTTCTGTTTGTGGCATGTGTAATCAACCTCCCTTCGTAGTACGCCTTCGCGTGTCCTTTAGCCAACAGTTCCTCAAGCACCAACGTAGCCATGTCGGACTTGACATGCAGTCTCTGCAGTATCATCAAGCGCGGTATACGCTTTCCTGCCTTCCGTTTCAGGTACTCCTCAACCTTCGCCGTCCACATTATGATCTCGTCTGGACTGATCTGGCTACGAAGGAAACCGAACGAACTGTAGGTAGTTTCAAGCAATGCGATCGCGGTCTTCAAATCCTCGAGCGTTACGAACGGCGAGCAGTCATCGTAACGCTGTGCCCTCAACAGCAACGCTGTCTTGTACACGTTCACGTCCATCCGGCTCATTGATGCGCTGATCGCAGGATTGGCACGCAAAAAATCCTTGTAGTTCTTGTACCACTTGTCCATGTACGCGTCAGCTTCCTTGGTCAACTGGAACTCGCCGATGCAGGTACTTGCTATCCAAGCCAGACGCTTGGCAAGTTCATCCTCTGACGGCGCGTTCTTCGGAATGAACGGCTTGCGGTAGCACCTCTTCGTATCAGGTACATAAACAGGTATCGTCCTTGACAGGAATCCGTCACCGGATGCAGAGGCAGGAACCGAACTCCGTAGCCCATCGACAGTCGTCCCGGCCAACATGGTTGTGTGCAGATTACGTAAAGTTTTCTTCCCACGCCCAAGGGTGGACCAGTCCCAGTCCGAGTGACAGTCATAGAGGTCGAGCAAGTTGGGTATCATCGCTTCCGCATAGCTTGCCTTTCCCAGCATAGTCGAAAGCTCGCTGACCACCAGTGCGCACTCGCTCGTTCTCTTGTACCTGATCGCCTTTCCATCCACACCGAGTATGTTGTTGCCCATCTCGTCCGTCAGGTACACGTCATGACCGTCCTTGTTTTCCGGAAGGATACCATTGAGCAACGCCTCAGGCGTTACCTTGTCCTTGACGACCGTTATGCTTTTCATCGCATACATGTTCTTGTCGACGATCCAGTTGCGGAACTTGCGCAAGATCGGCAGACCAACCACACTGACTGCGGTTGTCTTCTTGACGATTCCGGCCGGACCAATGATGATGATGTACTGGTTGGTGAACAAACCATTCGGTGCCCACTTGAGCCAGACTTCCCGCTTCAACGCACTCGACAGGATGAATAGCGCAGTCCAGATGCAGGACAGCGTTGGTGTCTCGAAACCCCTCGTGTAATAGATGAAGTCAGTGATGAATCCTTTCTGCGCAGGTATCGCATTGTCATGGTAATCAGCCGACCAGTGTTCATCTGGTGCCGGCTTCTCCTCATAGGGTACGGGCGCTTCCCCGTACCCCTCCTTGATCGCCTCAGGGTGATAGACATCGTCATCAAGCATGGCATCACTCGTCCTTTTCAATCATCTCGTACCAGTTGACACCTACTTTCACATCGACAGGAAAACTCCTTTTCACCTTGTTGATCGTGAACTCCTGCTCCATGCACTTCCGCATGACCTTCGACACTTCATCCTGCTTGCCTGCCGGGCACTCGACCAGTATCGAATCATGTACCATGCAGACCAGCTTCGCTTCCAGCTTGGGATCTTTCAGCAGTTCACTGTCGAGCTTGATCAGGGCCGCACCTGCTATGTCGGCGGCAGTACCCTGAATGGGAGTATTGAGCGCTTCCCTCTCGATCTCCTCGATCGCACCAAGGAAGAACCGCTTCCTGCCAAACGCATTGGCTATCCAGCGCAAACCACCCCAGCTCTCCTCCTTCCTGCTCCTGCCTGTGACTGTGTCACGTATGGATCTTTGCCACCCCGAATACTTTGACATCTTTGCAAAGTACCCGTTCACTATCTCCGAAAAACGGGCAAAGCTCAGATCCATCCCGGGGACATCTGCCATCGCACGACGGTAAAGACCCTGCAGGCCACCTCCGTAGTTCGATCCAAAAATCACAGACTTTGTCACCCTGTACTTCTTCTCCCATGTTGGATCATCCTTCTCGATTCCCCAGAATGCCTTGCAGTTCATCACATGTATGGACGGCCCCTTGCCTGCATCATAGTCGGCGAAAGCCTTGATCAGGTACGGCTCCTCGGTCATATACGCAAGCACCCTCAGTTCCAGATTCGAATAGTCCGCCTCGACCAGCACCTTGCCGGGTTCGCTCACGAACACCGTCCGTACTGACTTCGGCTGGTTCTGCAAGTTCGGATTGCTCGCCGACAACCTGCCGGTAGCAGTGCCATGGATCTTGAAGTCGCCATGAACGCGGCCATCCTTCGCTATCGGGTACTTCGTATACGTGCCCAGCATCTTGCTTACTTCCGAGAACTTGCTGAACACTTCAATGAACTTCAACAGCTTCTGGATCTGTGCCTTCTCAAACGCATGCTCTGCTGTCGCACGCTTCAGGTACTCGATCGCTTCCAGCCTGCCAAGCGCCTGCTGTTGGATCGATAGCATCGCCTCGCTGTCGCAGTTGCTTGCGTTGGACTTGGTGCGGTAAAGCGGCTTCACCTTCAGGTACGGTTCTATGGACGTGCAGAGTTCCAGATACTTCTTGGTCGTCTTGCTACGCTTTTCAGAGCTTTCGATCTCGAGTTTCTCAGCGATCTTGCGATCCAGCGTAACAGGTTTTTTCCCGTATAGAAGATACAGGAGATGAAAATTACTGTCAAAATTAAAGGAGGCAGGTAGATCCAGATCTGTTCGTAGTTGATGCTCATACTCATCGTACTCCTTCTTCAGCTTGCGTTGCAGTTTCGCTATCTGCTTCACATCGCACTTGATGCCATTCATCTTCATCCTGACAAGCGGCCAGACCAGCTTCATCGACCAGTCGAAGTACGTCCTTTCCGTTCCCACATCCTTGAGATCCTCAAGCATAGGCTCGATGATCTGGTGCAACACGACTGTATCCCTCGCGTTGTAGATCCTGATCATCGTTTCATCCTGCTCGATCATCCGCGCCTTCGAGCCTTTGGTTACGTCCTTCCAGTAGGGTGTGTTGCCGTAGATGCTGACGATGTAACCAAGGTCGTGAGGCAGTTCCGGGTGGATCGCGTGGTGCAACAGCATCGTATCGTGCCTGACATCCTTGACGGTCAGGCCTTTCATCGCCATATGGTATACATCGAACAACGCGTTCTGGAAGATGAACGGGCAGGCATTGAACAGCTTCTGGAGTTCCTTCCTGACCGCGACTTCCTCTTCCATCGACCAGTATTTTTTCCTTGCATTCGCGCCACCCTGCTGAAAGGGCACGACCAGTGCATCCTCTCCGTTCAACGCGAGGCCGATCATCGTGATCGAGTTGTAGTCAGCAGAAAACCCACCATCCGTTTCAATATCGCAGGCGACCAACAGCTTGCCATCGATCGCCTTCTTGATGAATGCCTTCACATCCTTAAGACTGGGCCTTATGTTGAAGTTCTCCTTCGGCGGTGTCCACTTCTTTAAGCTCAGCTCTCTTGCTTTTCTGAGGTCGGCGACCCACACAGCTTCTTCCCTGATTGCTCCACGAAGAATGAAACTAGGGTGGTAGGTAGGCAGTGCAACTCCTCCGAACCGAGGGACACTATATACGCTACCTCTTGATTTCGTGACAGTGCCATCCAAGCCAAGGGCTGACATGGCTGTGTTTCCAACGGGAACAAGAACGGTTGCTTGCCTTCCCTTGAGATGAGCGAGTTCTTCTTCGAACCCTGCCTTACAGCATTCGATCGCATCCTTCGCCTCCGAACTCTTGATATCGTTTCCTGCCGGACGGCAGTTGATCACGTTCATTCGCCATACTGTATGCCACATGATGCCGGCCTGACCAAGCGCACTCTTGAGGATTCCACCAGACGGCCCGATGAAGGGGCCTTTGGGTCGATCCAAGAACGCACGCCTGTCCTCCCACTGGAACTGTTCCTCGCCATTGCTCTCGTCCTCACCCGGTGCCTCGCCTATCAGCACCAGAGAAGGATTCTCGATTCCGCACGCTGACTGTACTTTGTTCCTGCCGTTCAGGGGGCAGTCCTTGCAGTTGCTCTTCGTGCGCTCGAACCGAACCAGCTTGCTCATCTGCCCGCCAGCAAAAGCAGGCTCGTTGCTGTCGTTCCTGCCAGAAACAATCCACCGACGAGCAACAACTTGTTCCTGAACACCAAGCGGTTGTACTGCTCACCCAACTGGTTGACGTAAGGGATCAGGCTTTCATTCACATATCCATACAACAGCCTGTACCCTGACTGATAGAGCAAAGCATTCTTCATTTCATATATAGTGGGTGTATATGGACTTTCCTGCTGGTCAGCAGGTAGCGGATCAGGCAACACAAGCCTGTCAACCAGCTTGACCACTGGCTCAGGCAACGCTTCCGGCCACAAGGTTTGGGAAGTCGCCGACATCAATGCGAATACAAACAGCAAGGCCAATAGCAACCATTTCATAGTTGCACCCCGAACGCTTTCCGGAATCCGTCGACGACAGCCTGCGCCTCAAGCTGTGTTATCCGTGCTGTCTCCGCATCCATAGCCTTCTCGAAGTTCTCGGTCAATGGCAACTTTGCCATTGCTTCGAGCGCCCTTTTCCTGATCTCCTCTGTCTTCCACCTGACTACAAACCATGCGCACAAACCACCAAGAACCAACGCCATGAAACCCAGCAACTTCTTCATGTCCAGCCCCTTTCAAGTAAACAATACCGGGAAGGCATCAACGCCCTCCCGGCCACAATCAGAGTCTTCACTTGTCAGGTCAGGTCACTACTACCCATCCTGATGCTTCCTTGTCGGCATCCGTGGGTTCCCACGTGCCTTGCGGTTCGTTCGCTGAACACATCCTGTACTGGATCTGTCCGCCCTGTACGACGACCGGCGTCTTGTACGCATACTGGCCGTCCGGCCACGTCGGCAAGCGAACGTTCTTGCCTTTGTCCATCTCCACATCTGCCTGTGCGAATGTCATTTGTCCTCCTCCTCCTCATACATACGGGATAACGGAATCTTGAACGGCAAACTGCCATTCAACTGCAATGACCAAGGATACTCTGTATTTGCCAAAAACGCCATCACTTCTTTTGTCAGGCGTGGCACCAACAGGAACTTGGGAACCGTCCGCATCCTCGGCTGGAACTTCGGTTCCTTGATGAACAGGTCAGGATCAGGTGCATAGACGAACGAGTCCATCCGCTCGCCTGTTGTCGGCAGGTTCCAGCCAACCATGATGTGATTGCACTGGCCGATCCACTCCTTGTTGTCGTGCGGGCCAACGTCCGCGATCGTGTACATTCCGATCATCCGCATTCCCTCGATGATCTTGGGATCCAGTGACCGTGCAATGTAGAGGAACGGCTTGCCCACGTAGCCAAGACCGAACGTAGCGACCGCGTCATCGACCAGTTTGGGTATGTTCTCTTCCAAGGCTTTCCCGTCCACATCGACCAGATGTATGGCGGGAATGCCCCGGAAAGGCCCGGCACCTATCGGTGCGAAGAACTCACCGGGGCTGTCCATGCTCAGCCCTGAATCCACTTGTTGACGCGATTGCGCTGGACTTCCTCGCCTGTGGACTCGTTCTTCTCCAGCTTCTTGATGATGTCCGCTTCTCCTTCGAGGCCGAGGAAAGCGTCATTGTCAAGCGAGTCGCCCTTGGGAGCAACACCGAAGGCGAGGCACATGCTCTTCAGCTCATCGACGCCGAAGGTGTACTTCTCGAAGTCTGGATGTTCCGGCCGCATGATGTTGCAGTTCGAGAAGAACTTCTTGCCTTTCGGTGACCGGTTGTCGCTCGACTGCTCAGGCCCTTTGACTACCTGAAACTCGAACTTCCACACGTCGGTCGGAGCACCGGACTTTGCCGGCTCTATCTTGCATGCCATGCACTTGAGGGTGTAGCGACCGGTATCGAGCGGCTCGAACGGTTTCATGCCAGTGGAGTTCTTGAGTCCGGGTACGGTTACTTTAGCCATGGTAGGCTCCTTCGCAAAAACAGAAACATAGGACACCCATACGGGCATCCTTGGAAACCTCAATCATCTGCCCACTCAGGAGCGGGCAATCTTCTTCTTGGGAACCTGTACAGGCTCGCGTTCGGTTGCCGCTGGAACCGACCTCCCTGTCAGCTCCGACTCTTCCATCTCGTCGACAGCCTTCAGGTCTGCCGCCATGTAACTGTCCACGTACTTCTCCGAGTCCATCTCCTCGAGTGTATACGTGCCGGTCAGAACGTCGGCGAAACATTCCCTGCATACGAAGGCTATCGCCCTCGCCTTGCACATATTCCTGCGCCACGTCATCCACGCCCCACCGTTCTTCACCAGCATGGCACGCTGGGCTTCGGCGAAGCTGAACTTGCCCTCGAACTTGGTCGGCTCCTTCTGGTGTTTGAACATCCTTTGCATCTCGACTGTGCACTCGTCATCATTCGACTTGACCACACGCCAGCCGGCAAACTCCGGATGCCTCATGCAAAGTCCAAGCAACAGGTGCACCGACATGCTCGGCTTGCCATTGATGGTCGATATGTTCATGAGGCTGGTCATCGGAGCCAGTCCGAACTCCTTGCCAAGCACTACCGTCGAGAAGATCCAGTCGGGCTTCCCGATGTACTGCATCGGAACCGCCGAACTCTTGCTCAGTGCAAGGCACACATTATACAGGCTTTGCATTGCCGGGTCGAGCGCCGTTGTAAGCGCCGTGCTCTTGCCCTTCGCAACCTGTGCCTTCTGCTTCACTGCTACTGCCTTGGTTGTCTCAGTTGCCATAGCCAAGCTCCTTCAATATCCTGCGATGCTCGAACACCAGCACAATGATAGGCATCTTCCAGTACTTCTCAAGTCCGTAGAGCAGATCAAGCGCCTTCACGATGTCCGTGTTCGGGGTCGCATACAGGTGCTCGTAATAGTCATCGAGCCTGACATCCGGCTTCTCGTTCTGGTCGTACGTCCATGCCAGATACATGCAACCGACCAGAACCCCGCTCACATAGCAGGTCTTCTCCCTTTGGGTCAGCGTCACCCAAGCTTCGCCGGCTTGATATTCAAGTCTCGACGCAGGCTGGTACGCATACTGTCCTGTTGCCATCTGGAGCGCGGCCAGACCAAGGATGGCACAAGCGAACAGCCGCTTTGCTTCACGTCTAATTTGACATCATCTCCTTCCTCTTCATGGATGATCACTTCGATGCTCGGCCTCACCCTGAACAACCACTGCAGGAATGACGGCCGATCCATCTCGTAGCATGCTCCTACACTCACAATCCACCTTCCTCCCTCGTCACATACGAGCGGATCAACCTAGCGCAGAGCTTGCACCGCACCTCGTACCGATGCCTGTAAGGATCGAACTTGATTGTGTACGCTTCCTTTTCGATATGGTCAGCCGTCGTGATGTCCTCATCCGGATTGCACGACGGACAGACCGGAAACCAGTCAGCGTATGTTCTCCGCTTCATACCAAGCCCCTTTCACAGCACGGCTATTGGATCCTCTGTCAGTTTCGTTATCTTTCTGACAGCAGTATCCCGCCTGAACTCGCTCGGCAAGCTCTTCAGTTTCTCGCAGGGACTGTAGCATATCCCCGCATAATCGCAGGGACTTGCGAAGCTCGTACAGTAGTGCGAGTTCCTTGGGAACAAGACCCATGGATCGTACCCCTTTCTGTACGCTTGTGCCTTCTGGTTGATCTCGGTCAGCACCTGTGCCACGCCCTTCTCGAAACTGTCACAGGCATACTGGTCGCGAGTTATTATCGCTCCCCTCTCGTTCTTGATGTTCTTCACATCAGACGTGTTCTTGTTCCAGTAACTGATGTCCGGCACACAACCGTAGATGTCCAGACCCAGCACCTTCCGCGCGCCGAAGATGTAGCTGGTTGCCTGATCCCCAAGCTCGACCGCCTGTTGCGTCACTCTGATGCTGAAGCCGCTCGTCTTCGTCTCCATGATGTAGATCTGACCGTGTTGCTTGTCCTGAAGGATCGTATCCGGCCTGATCGTCATCTTATATGGCGTACCCTTGATGGGTACGTGCAGTTGCTTCTCGACGAACAGCACCTTGTAATTCCGGAGATCGTACACGCCAGTCTCGGCGATCCAGAAGTGCAGGAAGTTGGGCAACCTGAAAGACAAGTCCCTATAGATATCCTCGCTTGCGAGCTGATCCTTCGATTCATCGAGGATGGCAAGCGCAGTCTGGACGGCTTCCTTTTCCCTTACCTTCTCGCTCTTGCTCCTGCTCAGATAGAACGCTGCTTTCCCCTCATGGAAGGCTGAACCCTGAACAAGAGCAGGATGCACATGCTTGGGTACGATCCGGCAGAAGTACTTGATGAAGAACTTCCTCGGACAGCACTGGTACAGGTTGAAGTAATGGAAACCCAGAGAACTCTCACGTCTTGTCTGCGGACTTATCTTGCCCATCCTTTGTCTCCTTTCCCTCGAACCAGCACAGGAACATTGCATTGCATGCCACATGATAGATGTGGGGCAAGCCTGTCTCAGGATCGATCATCTCCCCTGCGTCGATGGCTACCTGATGTCTCCGCATCGCCGCCTTGTACCGCCTGCCGGCGTTCTCGACTTGCTTCCAGCTGTCCGCTGAATACTTCCTTGCGCCGAACTCAAGCACCCTTACGATGCCTTCGAGTGCATCGAGTGGAAGCAAGTCCCAAGCGAGCTTGCCTTGGTCGTTCTTCCGCTGGTAGTAGTCGTCTAGCATAGCGGGTAGACAGGCAGGAAGTCGGCAATGAAATTGTCTGTCGTCGTGCTCATTTCAAAGATGCGGTCGACATCCTTCACCTGCTCGACGAGGTTCCAGTAGATGAACCTCAAGTCACGGTAGTACGCCATCTGTTCTTCGCTTGTCTCCATGCGATTGTACTTGATGCGCCTGATCTCCTCGCCCAAGAACGTGGGATACTCATCCACATCCCAGTCGCGGACTTCCGCATTCCATACTACCTGCTTGCACCGGGTGATGCCGTTCGGATAACTGTAATCAACACCCGAGAGTGACACATGCTCAAGCGATGGTGCCTTCTTCAGAAGCTTCAGCGCATTGCAGAGCAGGACAGCGGCATTGCTTACCGATCCAGCCTGCAGGATACATGTGTGGAGCACTTCCTTGTTGCCGTCCATGATTGCAAACAACGCATCATTGTACAGCTTGGCGAAGTCGTCACCTTCCGGCGTCCTCAGCATGGACAGGAACGTGTAGACTGGCATCTTGTTGTCGAGCAACAGCCTGAACAGGTCAGGCCTTGCGTGGGTCGGAAGGATGAAGCAGGTGCCGGCCTTCCGCAGATCCTGCTTGAAGTGGGGCAATACGTCCCGCTTCATGCGGTTGTAGGTCGGCTCGCCTGAATCAGTGACGATCACCAGATCAGGCTGGATGTGTTCGAACAGCAGGGTCGCGAGATTCGAATGATTGGCAATGATCAGCGTGTGCTTCTCCTTGTCCTTCCTGTCCCACTCCTGCTTTTCCCTGAGCTTCTGATAGTCCTTGCCAAGGCTCGGGCCTGTGCCGCAGACTACTGCATGCTCGACTGTCGGATATGAAC